TGCGCCGCGACGACTGCCGGTTTTTAGGTCAACGATATAGCAAAAGGATCAATCATGGGTAAATCCGCACCGGCCGCACCACCACCGCCAGACTACGCCGGCGCTGCAACAGCGCAGGGCGCAGCCAACGAGGCTACCGCACGCTTGCAAGGGCGCATCAACAATCCGAACATCTCTGGTCCACTTGGCGGCCAGACGGTTACTTTTGGCGCAGGCGACCAGCCGACGATTACGCAAACGCTGACACCTGACGCGTTGGCCGCTTTGCAGGCTCAACAGCGGGTGCAGAAGTCGCTGGCCAACCTGGGCGAGCAGGGCATTGGAACCGCGCAAACTGCTCTGGCTACGCCGTTCTCGCCAAACAGCCCGGCATTGCAGACCAGTATTGATACGTCAAACCTTGCCAGAATGCCGGTTAATGCTGGCACGACCGGGCAGGAAGCGATTATGGCTCGCTTACAGCCGCAGATCGAGCGCATGGACGCGCAGACGAGGACCAGGCTCGCTAATCAAGGGCTGGTGCCGGGTGGCGAGGCTTATTCCAACGCGATGCTAGACGTTAATAGATCTAAAAATGATCTTTTAACAAATGCTGCATTGCAAGGTATCAACTTAGACACCGGCGCCAGAGCGCAGGGATTTAACGAGGCAAGTTCGCAACTCGGAACGCAAAACGCAGCCCAGCAGGCCGAGCTGCAACGCCAAGCGTTCCTGCGTCAGCAGCCGCTGAATGAAATCACCGGGTTGATGTCTGGCTCTCAAATTATGATGCCGCAATTCTCAGGCTACCAGCCGACCAATATCGCACCGGCGCCAGTATTTGCCGGAGCCCAAGCGGCTGGCCAGTCAGCTATGGATCAATACGGCATCCAGTCGGCAAACGCCAATGCCGCAAATGCTGGGCTTTACGGGGCTTTGGGAACGGCTGGCGGGTTGGCCGGTCGACTGTATAGCGGTGGATTTTTTGAATAATTGGATATGAACTCAACTTACAATTTCAATCCAGACGAAAAGCGCGTGCAGCTGGCCGCGCTCCTGCAAGATCCGACGCAGCCATACCGCAAATATAGCGGGCCGCTGGGCGCTGGACCATCTGGCGGGATGAACAGCGAGATCATGAAAATGCTGATGCAGGACAAGCCGAAAAAAGCGCCGGTCGTAGAAAAGTCTACGCAATACGATCCTGCTTCACAGAACTTTACGCCGTCGAATTACTAGAGGCTCCAAATGGCCGAGAACAAGATGGTAAGTTTTAACCTGCCTAGCCCATATCAGGCTGAGTTGGCAAAGATTGCCGACCAGCAACGCATGGCAGAGATGCTCCAGGCGCAGTCACAGGCTCCGATAGAGCGTTACGGCTACAAGGGCATAGAAGCGCGCACACCTGCAACGGCAGGGCTGGCAAAGCTGCTACAGGGCTTTGGCGGGGCATATTTTCAGGGGCAGGCAAGGCAAGAAGAAAAAGCGCTTGGAGAAAGGTATAAAAAAGAATCTTCGGATATATTGCGCGAAGCGTTTAAAGCTGGCGAAGGCTCCGCAGCGGTTCCGGCATCAAATGTTCCAGAATCAAACTTTATGCCTAGCGGGTCTGACCTGACCGATATTGCGCCTCCGCAACGGGTTCCTGAAGGCCAACCTGGCGAAGGAAATATTGTACAAGACGCTTACACAATCCCCGGCAGGGCTGCCGTAGCGCCAAATCAGCAAAGAATGGCTGAATTATTGATGAGCAGTCCGAATCCAGCCCATGAGGCGCTCGGATTGCAGATTTTGCAAAAAAACGCCCAAAGGCAGGCATTTATTAATGCAGGGAATGCAGGGAATGTGACTGCGTCGTCCGTGGCGGCACCTACAATCGCGCCTGCTGCTATGCCTAATGCAGTGCCCGCTGCCGCCCCAACCGCACAACCAGCGGTTGCCGCTGCATTATCTCGTTTCGGCGGTCCTGCTGGTGGTCAACCTATGTCCGTTTGGATGGAATTAGACCCTACCGGCGCAAAATATACCGAGCAACTAGCAAAAGACTATACGGACCAAAATAAACCTACCGACAAGATCAGGGAATTGCGTGCGGCTGGCATTACAGAGGGTTCTGATGCTTGGAACTTTGCATTAACTGATACAGCAACGCAGGGCGGCATCTGGCGTCGTGGTGCTGACGGTGCGCTTTCTTTGGCCCCCGGATATGCTGCCGGACAAGGCGCTGTAACTGGAGCAACCGAAGAAGCAAAAGCAAAATTTGATTTTATTGATGTTCCAATAACACAGTCAGACGGAACCACAATTATTAAAAAAATGAGCAAAGCGGAAGCCGCAAAAATGATGGGCGGCGGGGCGCCACAACAACCGGGCGGCACGTTAAATTTGACGGCGCCAACAGACGAAATGGCAATCCAAACAGGCAGGCGGCTTGACCAAAGCGGCCAACCTTTTAATATTAAAGTTGATAAACCTGGCGCTCCTGCCGGCGTTCCGGCTGGCTTTGGCGTTTCAAACCCAGTGCAACAAGAAGCACAAAAAGCGGCGGCGACTGGATCAGTAAAAGCAATCACCGACAAACTAGAAAGCTCATTTGCAAGCGCGCAATCCTCTGAAGAACGCATGCGTCAAGTTCAGAACATTAGGCCAATCCTTGACTTGCCTTTGATTACTGGACCAGGCGCCACTTCGCAAATGTTTTTATCGCAAGTGGCCAATAAAATGTATGGGGTTGCTAACGCGGAAAGTTTAGCAAATACGCGTCAATTAATCACAGGTTTAGCTGAATTGAGTTTGTCATCTCGCGGCGCATTAAAAGGACAAGGAACCATAACTGAAGGGGAAGGGGCGCTGCTGGTAAAAGCTAAATCTGCTCCGGAGTCTTTGACTATCCCAGAATACAAGCGGTTATTTACATTGTTTGAAAAACAAGACAAACGATCAATAGAACAACACGAAGATATTAGAAAGCGTGCAGAGAAAGCCGGTATTCCAAATATTGATTTTTGGCGTGTTGATGCGCCCACTGCTCAAACAGGGCAGCAATTAAAATTATCACCAGCGGCTCAAGATGCTGTAAATAGGGCGACAGGAGGCGATAGATAATGGCCGATCCAATTGTTGCGGCACCGTCAATCAAGGATATTGAGCGCGCCATTGAGATGGAGGCGTCAAAACCTAACCCTAATTTAAGCGTTATAAAAGAACTTGTTGATACCTCTAAAATCATACTTCAACAGTCAGGCGGGCCGTTGCGGGCGCCAACAACGCAGGAACTGGTAAGCCAAGAAGTTGGAAAAGAATCTAAATTAACGCAGGCTTTGCTAGGCGCATCAACTGCGCCTGTGCAAATAATGCAAGGCGTTGGAGGTTTGCCGTCTCCTAAAATGGGTCCGGTTTCAATGCCTACCGGCCGTTACAGTGCGCCAACATTGCCGCCAAGTGCTAAAGTTACACCGCAAGAAATTCAAGATGTAAAAATGATTCGTGAGGCAACGCCTATAACTAGTTTGGGCGGCACTTTAGGCGATGTTGTGTCTTATGGCGCAATCCCAGCTCGCGGGATTGGTATGGCCACCGGCGGCAGGATGATGGTTGGGCGCCCTGCTCAGATGGCAGACGTATCAATAACCAGCGCCGGAACGCAGGCGATTACAGCACCAGAAAACAAAGCAAGCGCGGCCATGTATGGGCTGCTTGCGGGCGTTGTGCCAGGAAGCGCTGGCGCCGTTCAAAGAGTATTGCCGCAAAACATGGCTGGCGTTAGTAAACCGCAGGTTTACGGCGAATCACTATTGCGTGATTTTGGCAATGAATCAGATGATGTAATTCGCTCCTTAAGAGGTGAGTATTCTCCCGTTCCCGGCATTACCGGAAGCTCTGCGGTTGTTACTAAAAATCCACTTTTGCAAACTTTAGAAACCGGATCAAGAACATCACAAGGTCCGATGTGGATGCCTTTTGATTTAAGGAATGAGCAAGCGCGATTTAATGCTTTGATTAATGCTGCCGGAACTCAAGCGGAACGCACCGCCTTAGCAGCAGAACGTGATCGCATTACCGGACCTATGCGGGAAGGCGCATTTAGGGAAGCGGCCACGACTCCGGATACATTAAGCATGGCGCCGTCAATTGACAGAATGCGTCAAACGGTCAATGAATTAAAAACGGGCGAACAGCGGCCTAATCCTGCTGTTCAAAAAGTAACGTCTTATGTTGAGCGTGAATTGTTTAACCCACAAGGAACAACGCCGCAGCAGCTTTACACTGTTCGCAAAGTTCTTACCGGTCAATTGAAAACCGGCGCTAATGATGAAATAGGCGCTGCGGCAGCAGTATCACGCAAAGAAACAATGCAACTAGTTAATCAAATTGACGACACGCTGAATTCTTTGTCTGGCGGCAAATGGTCTGATTATTTGCAAAAATATGGCGATATGAGCAAGGAAGTATCAAGCAAAACCGCCTTGCAAAATGCCATTGATGATATGACCATCAATCTGGCGCAAGGACGGGTGCCGCCTGCTTTGAGTGGGAAAACAGGCGAAACAACTTTAAGCAGGGCAGTTAACAAATACGCTTTGAAAGACTTTGGCGCCAAAACAATTGATCAATTAACGCCAGAAAACAGACAATTAATTGAAGCATTAAAAGATGATTTGGCAAGGACTGCTGGAGCAATGAACGCAAGGGCAACAGGCGGCCCCGGAACTGCGCAGTATCTTGCCGCACAAAGTCGAGCTAAAGGGCTGGCGGCTCAATTAGCTAAAACTGGTGCTGGCGTTGTGGCCGGCGGGCCAGCAGGCGGTATTGCAGCTAATGTGGCCAGCGATTTGGTAAGCACTGCATTAGCACGATCGGGTGAGGAAGGCGCACAAATTCTTGCTAGACTGCTACAAGATCCGCGCTATATGGCCGCAATGCTAGAAAAAGCCAGACAATCACAAAAACAATTAAATGTTGCCAGCCAAGTAGGCGCAGGTGCCGCTGGTGGCGCCGCTTCAATTCAACCAAATTTGCCTTTCTAGAATAAGGACTTTTCATGAGCTACAACGGCAGCGGCACATTTAACATCAACTCGGCGGGGCAGCCCGTCGTTTCCGGCACCGTCATTAGCTCGACGGCTTTTAACGCACTGACCAGCGATCTGGCGACCGGGCTCACGACCGCGCTAACGAAAGACGGGCAGAGCACGCCGACGGCCAACATCACGCTTGGCGGTTACAAGATTACCAACCTGGCGGCCGGCACAGCAGCTGCGGATGCGGTGCGGTTTGACCAATTAACTAGCGCAGGGGTGCCGTTAATTACGGTTGCTGGAACGGCCAATGCAATCACCGGCACGATAACGCCGAGTCTGACTGTTTACACGACTGGAGGCGTTTTTAGTTTTGTTGTCGGGTCTACTAACACCGCCGCGGTCACGTTGAATATTGACGGGGTGGGCGTTAAATCGGTTACCAGGACGGGATCTGTTGCGCTGGTTGCGGGGGATATGGTTACTGGTCAAGTGGTGTTTGTTGAATACGATGGGACGCGGTTTCAACTGCTCAACGGCAATTCTTTTACTAATTTAAATGTATCTGGAACTCTAGGCGTTACTGGCTTAACTACGCTAGGAGTTACCGGCGCTTCATTTCCTGGCAGCACTTCAGGAACCGCTAAAATTGTTGCTCCTGCTATTGCTGGCACGACAACATTTACTTTGCCGGCCACTACCGACACTCTGGTGGGCAAGGCTACGACAGACACGCTGACGAACAAGACGTTGACTAGTCCAGTGCTAGACACGGCTGTTACAGGCACAGCAGTCGCAACTCAAGCGCAACAAGAAACGGGAACAGCTACAGATGTTTTAGTCACTTCAGGTCGGCAGCAGTTTCATCCAAGCGCGATAAAGGGATGGGCTGTGGTTACGATGTCAGGGGGAACGCCGACGCTTGCAACAAACTACAACGTGACCTCTATCGGTGACAACGGAACAGGTGACTTTACTATCACATGGGCAACTGACTTTTCTACCGCAAATTATACGCTTTGTGGTATGTCTGGTGATTTTGCATCCGGGTCGGGTGCCTACTACATGGATATAGCTTCTGCCACAACAATATCTGCTGGTGCTGTTCGAGTAAACTTTAAAAATAATGCTGGCACAAACCAAGACCCGCCTAATCGGTTTTCAGCAATGGCGGCAGGAGATCAATGATGAATCGGCTTAGTTTTTCTCGTCCTGATGGCGGTGTTTCTTTCTTCGACAATCCGCACAGCATAGACCCTGATGCTCTAGAGGCCCACCTACGCCGCAAAACACCAAATGCCGCCGGTGGCTTTTATCAAGCTGTATCGGATGACTGGATTCGAGGTGCTGATGTTGGTGATTCGGAGATTCCTACCGACCGCACCTTTCGCAACGCATGGGAGGACAACAACGGTATCAAAGTCAACATACTCAAAGCAAAAGACATAACAAAAAACAGGTTACGCATAGAACGCAAACCACTGCTGGAAGCGCAAGATGTAGCGTTCCAACGCGCCCTTGAAACGGGTGCAAGCACAGCGGAAATTGTTAAGGAAAAGCAACGTCTGCGCGACATAACAAAACAAGTAGACACGCTAACCTCACTTGATGAACTTAAAGCATTAAGTTTTTGATGGAAAACCAGCACCTAATAAACGGCCTACTCGCTGGCGGCTTTACAATTTTGGGCTGGTTTGCGCGGGAACTGTGGGCGGCGGTCAAAGAACTAAAGGTCGATCTTGCCAAGCTGCGCGAGGACTTGCCCAGAGAATACGTTATTCGGAGCGACTACCGCGAGGACATCCGGGACATCAAAGCGATGCTAGCAAAAATCTTTGAGAAGCTGGAAGCAAAAGCAGACAAATGAACCCACTTTTGCTGTCGGGGCTATTTGACCTTGGCAAGGGTCTGATTGACCGGCTGTTCCCAGATCCTGCGGCTAAAGCGGCGGCGCAGCTCGAGCTTTTGCGCATGGAACAGACAGGTGCGCTTGCGCAGCTTGCGGCTGAGACTGATCTGGCAAAACTCCAGATCCAAACCAACATTGAAGAAGCCAAAAGCACTAACTGGTTTGTTGCCGGCTGGCGACCGGCGATCGGATGGGTGTGCGGCGCCGGGTTGGCATACGCTGCCTTGGTTGAGCCGTTTGCCCGGTTTGCGGCTAAAGTCTGGTTTGGTTATACGGGCGATTTCCCAGTTATAGACACCGATTTGACGTTTCAGATCCTGATGGGCATGTTGGGACTTGGCGCCATGCGCTCGGTTGAGAAAGTTAAAAATGTGGAAGGGCACAGATGAAATATCTATTAGTTTTTGCAATGTTTGTGGGGTCAGCGCAGGCGATGGACTTGGCTATTTGTAACGGACAGTTTGCCCTGTGCGCCGCATCCAGCACCACACCAACCGGCAAGTCTATTATCGTCAACCGCAAAGTATTTGCCGAGGGTGTTGCCGTTTGCCCAATCCTGACCGGCAAGGGCATTGCCGACCTGTCGCTGATGGGCGGCTCCTGCAAGGCCGCGCCGGGCAAAGTCTGGTCGTTGTTCTCGACCGTGACCAGCTATCCCCAAGCGCCGGATTGGGTTGTTAAGCCGATGACGGTTACCAAATTTGTGACTACCAAAGAATCCGGCATGAGCAATATGTGGAGCTTCAGTTGCGAGATTCAGGCTAAACCGGTCAACGGCGTAAAGCTCGCTTCCTGCTACGGCCCGATCAACGAGTCACCGTGGAACGGCGATCATGTCCCGGTCGGCACAGAATCGTTTAGCGCAGCGCCGCCCGGCGCGCTCAACCCTGTTGGCGGCAATTTCCCGATTAAATGATTACCGTAGCCCAGTATCTAGGCCAGCACCTAGCCGGGCATGAGCAGGAACTGACCGACGAGATCCGCGCAAACGCCGAGATTATCTGCGGGCGGGCAAATCAGTTAATTGCAGAGTTTGGCGAGGATCGTGGCTTGCGGTCAGGCTGGCGGCCTGCGGCTGTCAATCACTCCGCAGGCGGCGCTATGCGCTCCCGGCATATGACCGGGCAAGCCATCGACGTAGAGGACGATGACGGGCGCCTGGACGCGTTCTGCAAGCAGAATATCGGGCTGCTGGAGCAGTTAGAACTGTGGCTCGAGGACGGGGCTGCGACCCCATCCTGGTGCCACGCGCAATGCGTCCCGCCCCGGTCAGGCCGCAGGTTTTTTATACCGTAGCTTGACCGGCGACAGAGTTTTTTTCTCGAAGTCGGTTGCCAGAACCCTGAGTAGGGCATCTCGCCCAGCCTCGCCGATGAAGCCACTCATTTCAAGACTTGCCTTGCTTTTGCCGGTGAGCGTAAGCACAAATTTAAATTTAGATGCGGTCATTTCCCGCACTCCTTCACTGTTTTCATACGCCACACATCCCTTCGCATTCGTTGTCGAAAGCGTCTATTTGCCCCATGTCCTTTGCGTTTCGGAAATCGACTGTTGTTAGCGGCTTGAGCGAGCCATGCAAATATAGCTTGTTCTTCACCCCTTTGACGCCATCGCGTATCAATTCGTCAATCTCAACCGCTTCTGCAAACGAAACCGGGTCGTTGTTTTTCATTTCGCGCCACGTTTTATCGTCGTGATACGGGCAATACGTGCAGCTTGATTTGGTCGGCATCTGATAGCCTTTAGCCGCCATCCATTCAAGGCATTGCAAGCGCGAAACTCCTTTGTCAATCAGCGGCCAAATATGTTTGACGTAGGCTTCGTGCGACGGCTTCATGCGCTGCGCTTCGTCGGTGCTTATGCCAATCCACTGAATTGCCATCTTGCCGCCCGCCCGTTCGCCCTTCGCCAACCCAAGAAGTTCGCGCACTTTGCGACGGATAGGGTTAATCTTAAATTCGCTAGTGCATTGGCGACGAAGCGGACCGCGCACCCCTTTACCATCAACGTCAGCGAAAAACGGTGGATTTGCGATTCGCAAACCCCTGACGCCATCCTTGATGTGATCGGTTAATCCGGTTCTATGCATCACGCGATAAACCGGAAATGGCAACTCAGTTTCCAGCCAGTCCAGCCAGTCCATAACCTTGCGCGGCTCAGCTCCCGTATCAGCAAATATCGCGCAGTCCGGCATAGGCGTAATCTCCCCATGAGCCGCCATCAACGCCATCGTTGACGATTGGACTCCAGCACCCAAACTAATGATGTTTAGAGTTGTATTCATTTCCAGCACTCCTTCCCAACTGTCAAGGAATCCTTAACAGTTGCCATCTGTATCGTCCCATCGACGATACCCCACAAAAAAGATAATGAGGTCAGGAACGCAACCAGCATCACGACATCGACGAATTTCATATGCTCTCCACTTGTTGAATGCGTTTACCAATCCACGCCATCACCGGCACCGCCATTGAGTTCCCCAGCGCCTTGTAGCGCGGCCCGTCTGCTGTCGGCTTACCGTTGGGCTTGATGTCAGTGTACGAATCAGGAAATCCCTGGAGTCGCTCACATTCCACGGGGGTCAGGCGGCGCACTTGCATTGACGTAGAAACAGCATGACGGTCTGTGCTGGTCAGGTTTGGCGACAGGTCGTGCATCGGCTCAACAGCATTGCCGCCGTTCTCTGGCTTACGGCCTATCCAGTTACCGGGCAGACCGTAAGCCACCGCGGCCGTCTGCGACTTATTCAGCGTAGGCGCGGTGCCGCTGTCCGGGTCGTAACCTAGCGTGGTCTGCGTGCCGCCGGCTTGATGGGCGAACGCCACCGGCACCAACGGCGTCCCTCTCCCCGTCCCGTCCTCGCTGGCGTCGAAGCCTTCGCCGCGGAGGGAGTGGGTGACAATCACATCACCGCCCTGATTACCGTGAGTCTGCCCGCCGGCCATAATCGGCTGCGCTACATCCGTGGGCCGCGCCTTGAAATCCTTGCCGGAATTCATCGGCATGATTGAATACGGCTGGGTGACAATCGGCGCTTCATGGTTGCAGTTAAGCGTTGTCCAAATCCCAATCCCAATCTCGGCGCCTGCTTGGCCGGTGGACATGACTACTGGCTGGAAGTGTCCGGCAGCTGCGCCCTCTGGTCGCCCGCCTGCGCCACCGGAAAAACTATCCTTACAAATCGTTCCAGCAACATCACAAGCAATTACGGGGTCTTGCCCTCGGGTATCGCCGCCTCGCTCGACGCCCCGGCCACTGCTTGTAAGGCTTGGTGCAACTGGATGGGTAAATCCTTTCCCCGCTTCTCTGCGCGGCGCAGGATGCCCTTGCAGGCTGTGGCGCTCAAAAAGAACCGCGGCGGCACGTTGCCAGTCTCCAATATGTCCGACAACGAACACGCGACGGCGGCGCTGTGGAACTCCAAAGTGCTGAGCGTCAAGAATTCGGTAGGCGAACCCATACCCGAGTTCTGCCAGCCCTCGAAGTAGGGAGGCAAAGTCTCGTCCTCCGTTAGAGGAAAGGACGCCGGGGACGTTCTCCCAAACCAACCATGTGGGGCGATAGCGGTCAGCAATGGCAAGATACGTAAGCATGAGGTTGCCACGCGGATCAGCCAATCCTTTTCGCAGTCCTGCGACTGAGAAGGACTGACAAGGTGTTCCTCCGACGAGAACATCGACAGCTGCATCAGGCCACTCCTTGAATTTAGTCATGTCGCCCCAGTTCGGAACGTCTGGGTAATGGTGCGCCAACGCGGCGCAGGGGAACGGCTCAATCTCAGAAAATGCAACAGGTTGCCATCCTAAAGAATGCCAGCCGACTGTAGCCGCCTCTATTCCAGAACAGACTGACAAGTAATTCATTTCACCGCCTCCCGATACTGTGCGATTGTCTGGCGAACGTCCGTTTGCCCGGCAGGCGTCGGGATCCACTTGCCGTTGTCCAGCAGATACTTTCCCCGCGAGCGCAGGTAAACGATAGCTGCCGCTACTTTTTCGTCGTTCGTTTGGATCATTTCCGGGTCTCCATGTATTTAGCGTAAGCATTAGCCAATTCCAAATCGGCATCTTTCCACTTTTTTGCGGTCGTGCTGGTTGGTGAGTTTACGTAACGGCCTCGGGCCAGCATAAACTTCTCAAGCACGACCTTAAACTGCGTCAGCGTCATTTTCTGCGGTTCCACTTTTCGATGGCCAACTCGACCGACTGGGCGCCATCCTGGTGCGGTCCGATCGCCATGCATTCGGGACAGCAGATCGCAATGATGCCGATCTCGATCTCGTCAATCTCGATGTCAAGATGCCCGCAGAACGGGCAAGCGTTTATTACCGTCTTGCGCTCCTCTGCGCGGTTGGCAAGATAATCTTCGCGCTCGGTATATTCGCGGTCAAGCTGGTTAAATGCGTTGCTGCTCATTTTGTAAACCCTTTATAAATTTGTATTTGATTTTTTGCATCTTCAAAACCGCAACAAATAATTGTCTGATAATCAATTTCGGACAAATATTTAATCCAGTTTTTTTGTTCCAAACTAACGCTGCCGCCTTTAATGCGTTTCATTTCAATCCACAGCCGCCAAGCAGGGATAAACAAATCAGGCACTCCAGCAGATACGCCTTCAGCCTTTAAGCGCGCTCCCGCTGATTTGCTGCGACCACCTCCATTAGGAATGGCAAATATTCGCACATCAGCATATGTTTGCCGAAACCAACGCACTAGCTCGCGTTGTTCTTCATGCTCTGTTGGAATGCGTTGTAGTTCGTGCGTCATTCCCATTTCCTTTCAATTATTCGATGAAATTTTCCGTCCATTTTGTAATTAATTATTTTAGGCGGGTTATTTTGAGAAAACATATCAACTAAATCATCCAAAGTTTCATTTGCTGTTAATGAAAAACCAGAATCTCTTGCCATTGTAAATAATTGTTGGATGGCTTTTCTTCCTGCATATCCATGATGCAATATTGCCAAATATTCTGTTACTGGCTTATCTGATAAATCTCCGTAGTAAGTACAAGTAAGCATTTCTTTGCCACTTATTTTGCTTACATGCTTGCGCCATTTCCAAGCTGTAACATCCATGCTGACGCCAGACAAACCCATGATGTCATCATTGTGCAATTGCAATTTTGGCGCTGGCGGCAACGGAAACGGGTGACCACAAGACGGGCAAACAATTGCTGACGGGTGGCACAACTCGTTGCAATTGTCGCAAACCTTAACCGGCGCCACGCCGGTTCCTTCGCCAGCTTTTTTGGGCGGCTGCACCGCCGTAAGCGGTCCATGCGTAGCCACGACGCCAGCAAAGTCCAGCACCAGGCAATGATCGGTGTGACTTTTTGGACGCATTCCTCGACCTGCCATTTGAACGTATAGTCCTGGCGACAAGGTGGGGCGCATCATCGCAATCAGGTCAATGTCAGGATAATCAAAGCCGGTGGTTAGCACGTTGGCGTTGGTAATAGCGCGAATTTTGCCAATCTTGAAATCTGCCAACATCTCCTCGCGCTCTTTTTTGGGTGTTGTGCCGAGGATGCAGCCGGCCAGAATGCCATTTCCGTTCAAAACCTCTGCAACGCGCTCGGCGTGTTTTACGCCTGTGCAGAAAAACAACCACGCTTTGCGGTTGCCAGCCAAACCAATTGTTTCGTTTACCACGTTGATGTTGTTATCGTCGGTGTCTACCGCGGCTTGCAATTCTGACTCAATATATTCGCCGCCTTTTTTGTGAACGCCAGTAGTGTCTAGTTTTGCTTTTGTGTGTTTACTTCTAAGCGGCATCAAAAACTGTTTGGCAATTAATTCCTCAATGCCAATTGGCTCAAGCAGATCGCTAAATATTGCAGGCTTATCTGTAATCATGCCGTGTCCCAAACGGTAAGGCGTTGCAGTTAAACCAACAACTCGCAGTTCGGGATTGATCTGTTTCAAATCGCGCACCAGTTTGCGATACCCGCCTGTTTCTTTGTGATTAACTAAATGCGCTTCGTCAATGATGATCAGATCAACGTGCCCTATTTCGCTTGCTTTGTCTCGCAACGATTGAATGCCGCCAAACGTGATTGGATTGCCTAGTTTCTTTTGCCTCATTCCGGCGCTGTAAATTCCCATTGGCGCATCAGGCCAATACTGTTGCATTTTCTCGGCGTTCTGCTCAATCAATTCTTTGACATGGGTGAGCATTAAAACAACGGTTTCCGGCCAATTTTGAATTGCATCTTTGCATAGAGCAGCCACAATGTGACTTTTGCCACTGCCTGTCGGCATTACAATACAAGGGTTGCCTTTGTTGCCAGCTTCAAACCATGCGTAAAGCTGGTCCAAAGTTCTTTGTTGATAATCGCGGAGCATCATTTAATAATTCTCCCGCCCATATCTTTGCGAATTTCATTAACAAAATCGTCGCTATTAGCGCAAGCAGCAGGATTCGCTAGCAGTTCCTTACTGGTGTAAACGTGCGCATCACCCTCGCCATTTGCAACATCTTTGCCATCAATGACGTAAATTGCCGTCCACTGATCAAAACTGTCCTTCCTTTGCCAAGATACCAGGTCAGGATGCAGCACATGACTCTCGCAGCCGGTGCGCTGATAATCCAACGGAATGTCATCCGCATCGTGCCTCTCGCAGCGCCAGGTGCTGTCTGCCTTAGCCGTTGCGTGGGCGCAGGTGCGGCAATTTACATGTTTAGTTGTTTTTGTTTTGTGACAAAATTCATGTGCTGGGCAAAACTTGCATTGATACCAGCTTGGATCTGAACTGATTGGCTCCGGCATCCGGTCTGCCAGTGCGATGCGTTGTCCACGAACAATGGCTTTTTCTGCGATTGCCTTGTCATAACGCACTCTTTCTGTGTAAATCCGATCATCGTCTTTGCAGACAGACACGTACAAAGCGCGGTCAATCTTGGTTCCGGCCATATAAACCTGCATCTGAATAAAGTGCTCTGGCTTTGACTTTTCAACGCCATCTTTAACCAGCGCATCAAAAGACTTTTTAGAGTGGGTCTTGAACTCGGCGATGTGTTTGGACTTGGGGGCTTCAGGGACGCCAGAATCAATAATGGCATCGAGGCTTCCAGAAACGTGGCTTTTGAAGTCTACCCGATGCTGAGATGAATCCTTCCGCACATCCATCCCAATGGCGCGAAGGTCGCTGACAATGGTGGCCTCCTCGTTCTGGCCTCGTCTAAACAAGCGCAGGATGCGACCTGTAAACTTTTGCTGGACTGCCCACCGAAAAGACAGCCACAGCCAACGGTCGCAAGGGTGTCCCAGCGCACTAGCTCCCATGTGCGCCCTGG